CCTAAGAAGTCACATTGTGTTATGGCTAAAGAAGGTGACACATATAAATTTATTCGTTTCGGTCAGCAGGGTGTAAAAGGTGCTGGTAAGAATCCTAAGTCTGCAAAAGACAAAGCACGTAAGAAGAGTTATTATGCTAGACATGATGCTCAAGACTCTAAACCCAGCAAGTTATCAGCTAGATATTGGTCACATAAGGTGAAGTGGTAATGACTCTTATTTCTCACTTTCCTCTACCTAGTATGCCATTCCAAACTCATGAGAATATTGTCTTTGAGAAGGCAGATAAGGATAGATCTAGCAGGAATAACGAAGAGTTTAAGCCAGAGCAGCCTAACAAGATTACTCCCGATACACCAGTAGAGGATCTTAAGCTGGTCAATCAGATGTATGCTTATAATCCTAATCCAAACAAGTTACGAACTCCTGATGGACAAATTGTAGACTTCATTATAGCTTAGAGGAAAGAACATGAAAAAGAAAATGAATCCAGGAATGGCAGCATTAAAGAAAGAAGCACCAGCAGTAGCAGCTAAGATGGGCTATAAGTATGGTGGTATGACCAAGAAGAAAATGGCTTACAATAAAGGCGGTATGGCAAACTGCGGCGCCTCTATGAAACCTAACGGCAAAGCAAGGAGCTAACAATGGCTGTAACATTACGTACATATTTAAACAATAAGCTAAAAGAAAAAGGTATAACTGCTGCCCAAGCTAAAAAGAATGCAGGTAAATACAAAAGTATTGCTGCTGCTAAGAAAGCTGGGTCACTTTACTACACAGATAAAAATGGTAAAGTAATGGCTGCTGTATATGCAGAAGATCTTAAAAAACCTATTGCTGCTATTAAACCTAAGAAAAAACCATTAGGTGCACCTAAAAAAAATAATATTATTACCAGCACAATCAGTGATACTAAAGGTGGACGTGGAGATGGTTTACGTGAATCAGCTAAACGTAAAGTAGATCCTAAATCTCCTAGCGAGTTAAAAGGTAATTCTGCTAAGTTTAATGCTTTCTTTAAAAAGAATAAGGCTAAGTATGAAAAACCAGGCGGTGGGTTTGATCAACGTCAAGCTTTAAAAGATTTTAATGCCAGATCTAAGTAAGTCAAAGTTTCATACACAAGGGTACACTATCGCATCTACTTCGGCAGATGCTAGTGCTATTGCTGTGTATACTTGCCCTGCTAACTTCAGTGCCATTACTAGGTATTTGCATATAAGTAATAGCTCTACTTCAACTAAGAAGGTGTTTGTACAATTCTATCATGCTGAAGATAATGAGTATCATTACATAGCTAATGGACTTAGTATGGCAGGACACTCTGTAACTAACCTAATTAATGGTGGTTACTTTAACCTACACTCAGGCGATAAGATTTTAGTATACGGTGAGACTACTAACACTATGGAAGTTCTTGTTTCAGTAGAAGAATACTTTGATCCAAATCGTAGTTAATGCATAACGGGGTTGCAATCTTATCTATAGTATGATATAACTATTTATGTAAAACTACTCCTGCACAAATAAAAGGAGTAGTGCTATGTTTAAGAATATTTTAAAAGCAATTCAAAAGAATCAACAACGACGAGCAGATTATTGGATACTCATGAACATGAGTAACAAAGAACTGCATGATATGGGGATCAGTAGAGGTGAAATCAGACAAAAAGTCTACGGTTAATGCAGCGGGTAATTATACTAAGCCTAGTATGCGTAAGCGCCTTGTTGCTTCCGTTAAAGCTGGAGGCAAAGGTGGTAAGCCAGGACAATGGTCCGCCAGGAAAGCCCAGATGGTTGCAAAGCAATACAAAGCTAAAGGTGGAGGATATAAGTAATGAAAGTAGATGCACCTAAAGGCTACCATTGGATGAAACAAAAAGATGGTGGCTTGAAACTAATGAAACACAAAGATAAGTTTGTGCCTCATAAGGGTGCATCTCTTACTGCTAATTTCCCTGTACAAAAGAAACACGATGCCAAAAAGTAAAAGTCAAAAAAGTCTAACAGCTTGGACTAAGCAGAAGTGGAGAACCAAGAGTGGTAAACCATCAACGCAAGGTCCAAAGGCTACAGGCGAAAGGTATCTACCTGCAAAGGCTATTAAGTCTCTTAGTTCTTCTGAGTATGCTGCTACCTCACGAGCAAAGCGAAAAGGCACTGCTAAGGGTAAGCAGTTTGTGGCTCAACCTAAGAAAGTTGCAGCCAAAGTAAAACCGCATAGGAAAATTACATGACAGAAAAGCAACAGAAGTTTCTTGATGCACTCTTTGGTGAGGCCGAGGGTGATCCAGTACGAGCACTTAAGATTGCAGGATATGCCCAAGGGGAGTCATCAACGAGAGTTATGGCTCCTTTAAAGGATGAGATAGCTAATCGTACCCGTGACTTTATTGCTACCAATGGCCCTCGTGCTGTTTGGTCTTTGATGAACGTTATGACTAACCCAACAGACTTAGGGAATAAAGAGAAGATGGCTGCTGCTAAAGACTTCTTAGACCGTGCTGGTTTTGTAAAGACCGACAAGGTGGAGGTCAAATCAGAAAGCCCGCTATTTATTTTACCCCCTAAAGAAAATGAAGCTTGATAAAACTTGGAAACTTCCAAAGCCTGACAAAACCGAAAGTGGCTATGTCTGGCACCCAGTAGTAAGAGTAGGTAGACAAGTACCATTTGGGTACTCACAAGATCCAGATGACAAAGATATTATTATACCTATTCCAGAAGAACTAGAACTGTACGAACAAGCAAAGAAACACCTAAAGCAGTACAGTTATCGTGATGTAGCCAATTGGTTAAGTGATCAATCAGGCCGGCATATATCACATGTAGGACTATACAAGAGAGTTAGACTTGAGCAGAAGCGTAAGAGAGAAGCTGCAAACCAACGCTACCTTGCCGAGCGATACAAAGCGGCGCTCGACAAAGCAGAAAAAATCGAAGCCCAAATCCGTGGTGGTAGAGAAGAGTCCAGCCCAGCCGAAGCCTGAAGCTCTAGACTATGAGGAGATAGCTCGTGAAGTCATCTTTGAACCCAATGAAGGGCCACAGACAGACTTCCTTGCATCTACAGAGCAAGAAGTATTATATGGAGGATCAGCTGGTGGAGGTAAGTCTTATGCTATGGTTGCTGATCCTGTTCGTTATCTAGGTAATCCCAATGCTAGGATGCTTCTAGTACGTAGAAGTACAGAAGAACTTAGAGAACTTATTTCAGTATCTAAACAGCTTTATCCTAAAGCTATCCCTGGAATTAAGTTTATGGAACGAGATAAGACTTGGGTGGCCCCTAGTGGTGCAACTCTCTGGATGTCTTATCTAGACCGTGATGATGACGTTATGAGATACCAAGGTCAAGCCTTTAACTGGATTGGCTTTGACGAACTTACACAGTGGCCTACCCCATACCCTTGGAACTATATGAGGTCACGACTTAGAACAACTAAAGCTAGTGGCTTACCACTCTACATGAGAGCTACTAGTAACCCTGGAGGTCCAGGACATCAATGGGTTAAGAAGACCTTTATTGATCCTAGCACTCCTAGTGAAGCATTTTGGGCAACGGATACAGATAGTGGTGAAGTTATATGCTGGCCAAAGGGTCATAGTCGAGAAGGTGAACCACTGTTTAAACGTAGGTTTATACCTGCTACCTTATTCGATAATCCTTATCTAGCAGATGATGGAATGTATGAGGCTAATCTTCTGTCGTTACCTGAGCATCAGCGTAGGCAGCTACTAGAAGGTGATTGGGACATAAACGAGGGAGCAGCATTTCCTGAGTTTAATCGTAAAGAACATGTAATAGAACCCTTTGACATACCTAACAGTTGGGTAAAGTTTAGGGCTTGTGATTATGGTTATGGATCTGCTACAGGTGTACTCTGGTTTACCGTTAGTCCCTCCGAACAATTAATTATCTATAGAGAGATGTATGTTTCCAAGGTTACTGCTACAGATCTAGCAGACCTAATACTAGAAGCAGAAGATGGTGAAAAGATACGTTATGGTGTTTTGGATTCTAGTTTATGGCATAATCGTGGTGATACTGGGCCATCATTGGCTGAACAGATGATCATGAAGGGTTGCCGTTGGAGACCCTCAGATAGATCTAGAGGCTCTCGTGTAGCTGGTAAAAACGAAATACATAGACGCCTACAGATGGATGAATTTACTGAAGAACCTAGAATGGTCTTTTTTAATAATTGTACTAATACTATTTCTCAAATACCAGCTATACCTTTAGATAAAAACAATCCTGAAGATGTAGATACACATGCAGAAGATCACTTGTACGATGCTCTAAGATACGGTATAATGACTAGACCTAAAAGTAATTTATTTGACTTTGATGCAAATAATCACCGCACAGGGTTTCAAGTTTCAGACGCAACCTTTGGCTATTAAGGATAAGACATGGAAGAAGAATTTGAAGATATGATGATGGACATGGAGGAAACTTCATCCATAAAAGATGTGGAAGAAGAAGATTACTCCGATCCAGCAGCAGGACAAATTGTTAAGTTCGTAAAAGATAAGTATTCTAAAGCAGAAACTGCACGAGAACTTGATGAGCAACGTTGGATTCAAGCTTATCGTAACTATCGTGGTATATATGGCCCTGATGTTCAGTTTACTTCTACAGAAAAATCACAAGTCTTTGTCAAAGTAACTAAGACTAAAGTATTAGCTGCATATGGTCAGATTGCTGAAGTACTCTTCGGTGGCAATAAGTTTCCTATCACTATTGATCCTACTGTTCTTCCAGATGGTGTAGAAGAAACTGTACACTTTGAATCTAATCCAGATCAACGTAAAGCAGAAGAGGGGATGCCTGAACTACTTGCTGGTGAAACTTACCCTGAGTTTAGAGAACGTCTTGCAGGTATGCAAACTGCTCTTGATCCTGTTATGGATGATCTTAAGTCTGGACCTGCTAAGACACCAACTTCTCCACAGTTCCACCCAGCAGAAGCTGCTGCTAAGAAGATGGAAAAGAAGATACATGATCAGCTAGAAGAGTCTCATGCTAAAAAGCATCTTCGTGCTGCAGCATTTGAAACAGCTCTATTTGGCACTGGCATTATGAAAGGTCCATTTGCTGTAGATAAAGAATATGCCAACTGGGATGAAGAAGGCAACTACTCTCCTACATTTAGAACCATCCCACAAACTACCTCTGTTTCTATCTGGAACTTTTATCCTGATCCAGATGCAGCTACTATGGAAGAGGCAGAGTATATTGTAGAACGTCACAAGATGTCACGTTCACAAGTACGTGCACTAAAGAATCGTCCATACTTCCGTGAGAACGCAATTGATAATGCTTTGCGTCTTGGTGAGTCCTACAACAAAGAATGGTGGGAACACGTAATGGAAGACAACTCAGAACAAGATCAAGCTCAACGCTTTGAAGTTCTAGAGTTTTGGGGTTTTGTAGATACAGAGATTTTAGAAGAACAATCTATTGATATTCCTGATGACTTAAAAGACTCAGAGCAACTGAGTGTGAATGCTTGGATCTGTAACGGACAAGTTCTACGTTTAGTAATGAACCCCTTTACTCCAGCATATATACCATACTTTGCAGCACCCTATGAGATGAACCCTTATAGCATCTTTGGTGTAGGTATTGCAGAGAACATGGATGATACACAAACTCTGATGAATGGATTTATGCGTATGGCAGTGGACAATGCAGCACTGTCAGGTAACTTGCTAATTGAGATAGACGAGACTAACCTCGTCCCAGGGCAAGACCTCTCCGTGTATCCAGGGAAGGTGTTCAGGAGACAGGGAGGGGCACCTGGTCAAGCTATCTTCGGCACTAAGTTCCCTAATGTATCTAACGAAAACATGCAGATGTTTGATAAAGCAAGAGTATTGTCTGATGAGTCAACTGGATTCCCATCTTTCGCACATGGTCAAACAGGAGTTACAGGTGTTGGTCGTACTGCCTCTGGTATTTCTATGCTTATGTCTGCTGCTAACGGCTCTATCCGTAATGTAGTTAAGAATATAGATGACTACCTACTAGCACCACTAGGCAAAGCATTCTTTAACTTTAATATGCAGTTTAACTTTGAGGCTGACATTAAAGGTGACTTAGAAGTAAAAGCTCGTGGTACTGAAAGTCTCATGGCTAATGAAGTACGTAGCCAACGCTTGATGCAGTTCTTGCAAGTTGTACAGAATCCTGCACTAGCACCATTTGCACGTATGGATTATATTGTACGTGAGATTGCTAAATCTATGGATCTTGATCCTGACAAGGTTGGCAACAACATGGCACAGGCAGCAGTCCAAGCTGAGATCCTAAAAGAGTTCCAAGCAGCTAACCCACCACCAGCACCAGAGCCAGGAGTACCTCCTCAGGGCGCTCCTGCTGGCGCACAGGTAAAGGATACTCAAGGTAGCGGGGGTGGTACCATAGGTACTGGTACAGCTCCTACACCAGGAGAACAGGGCTTCTCAGCTAACACTGGCGAACAACAACAGGTACAATGAAACTAGTCGTGAATAATACACTAAAGCCTTTTGTAAATAACCAAGAGTTATACACCCCGTTTATCGAAGAGATTGCTGAACGGATCGCCTTTACACATGTAACACTAGAACAGTCTAGGGAGATTGATGAGATCTACAGACTACAGGGTGAGATACGTGCACTAAGATCATTACTACGTTTGAGGGACAAAATTAATGGCAGCTCCTAAAACATCTATTGTACCTAAACCTAGACCACGGACTAAAACTAAAGAGAAAACCTTACGTGGTAGACCTGTGTGGATTGATAATACGGGTGAAGTCACTGGTGAAAAAGGATCTAAGTATTCTGAAGTAACTACAACTATTCCTTGGGGTACTGAGTGGATTACTGCACCT